CACGGTTTGATTTGCTGTATCTGTAATTAGATATATCATTGGTTTACTAAATTAAAAAAAAGAGCAGGCGTTATACCTGCCCTTTTGAATTACTTATTGACTAACTTATGATACCACACTATACGGTGGATCAACAGTAATATCACCAAAGTTATCGAATGGTGTTGTGGTGTATGCTTCCAAATGTGATGCTGGCTCTAATTCTTCGGCAGTAAACATCACTTGATAACCCATCAAATCTGCTTTTTGCTGACCTGATTGCACGCTACCTTCTGTCATGAATGCACCGCTACCATAACCAACACACAAAATTTGGTCATCAAATGTGCGAACAAAGATGATGCACTTTGCTTTGGCAAGATTCAGGAATTCGTTACGCTTATCTTGTGACAGCTTACCAAATGTCCATCCTACTTTTTGCTCGAAAAACAATGTGCCGTTTTCCAAATTCTTTTGTGGCGTTTCGATGTATGATGCGGATGATCTGAATGGTACATAACGGAAAATGGTGGCAGTAGGTAGTGAATCAATTTCACCTGTTGTGCCATCAAACGTGATACCTGAATCAAAATCATCCCAATTAGCGATGAAGATTTCTTTAACACCGCCGATACCTTCGAGGCAATCTAATGTATAGCCCTTCGTCAAACTACATGGCATAGTTGTAAATTTTTAATTGGTGAAAACCACTGCACACACGTGAATGCATGCAGTGGTTTGATTATTTATTATTAAGATAGACCAGGACCGTATGCTGCAACATCAGCAGTAACAGCAATCTGTGCTCCGAGATAGAAACGTGCGCCATAACGAACGTTTTGTGAACCATCAATTGGAGTCATGTCGATGATTGATACATCGTTCATGTCGTTAGTCAACCATGTGCCAAGATGCAAGTTAGATTTTTGAACCATGTACATAGTGTTGTTAGGCATGCCCGGACATACTGCGATTTCGTACATACCAACGAATTTGCGTGCTACTTCAGGTCCTGAAGTTGCATACCATCCATTGCCTGCTGCAATTTGTGCTTGCATGTAAAGTTCAAATGTTGCATTGTTCATGTAGATCAATGGCTTTTCAGCTGAACCTTTGACTGCTGTTGGTGATTTAGCTACCAACGCCCAAATCTTTTCGATGATGTTACCTGATGTCAATGCTACAGGTGATGAAACGAAATTGATATCGCCACCTGCGTTAGCATCAATCAATGTGTTGAATCCATCGAATTGACCTGCTGTTGCATTAACACCTGTCCACATTACTGTTTCAAGGTTAGCAGCAATACCATTCACCAAACGCTCGATAATTGCATCTTGAATTTGGGTATTTACTTTGCCACTTAATACATCCTTTGTAGTCCAATCAGTAAAGAAATCTTTTTTACAGATTTCACGCTGCACTTGGAATTCTTCAAGTGTTAAGATACGCTCTGTGAGTGTAACTGTTCCTGTTGGTGTGAAATCACATGTGCCAGCAGCGAATGTGACGGTGTCATCAATCTTACGTGCTACTGATTTGTATGGGATGTTTTCGCGCAGGTTAACGTACTGCATTGATGCGTTCTGCAACAATGCCTTCTTCACAATCTCACCTGCCAATTCACCTGCATATGTGGTGGTGAGTGATAATGTAGTTGCCATTTTTTAGATAATATATTTAATTGGTGATGAGATTACTTATTACTGCGCAGGCGTTCCATCATTTCGCTCACGCTTTCTTTTTTTGCTGCTTCACGAACTGCAACACGGTTAAAATTTTCACGTACTGATGTAGCAGCTGGTGCTTTCTTCAATGCGCTCAATTCAGTTTTGGTGTTAGCCAATTCAGTGGTCACTGCATCTTTGCTTTGTGTTGCATCAGCAAGCTGTGCAGACAATTCAGTGCGCTCTGTTTCTAATGCAGATACGCGATTGGACAAAGAATCAATTACAGCCAATAGATCATCGCTGCTCATTTCTTCTTTTGTTTCAGCAGATTCAATTTCCGCAATCATTCCATCAGCACCAACGCTGATAGTGCTGCCATCTTCCAACGTGTATTCACCTTCAACCAATGCAACAGGATTGCCGTCTGCATCTTTTGTAAATACATCAACACCAACGCCCCATGCGTCTGCTGTGCTGTAGATTTCAGTGCCATCTGCTAACTTACCTGATGCAGACAATTTGATTTCTGCAACAGCATCAGCTGAATCCTCACTGAACTGCACACCATGCACTTCCGGATTGATGTTGAATTTTTGGAAAATAGCTTTCAAGTTTTCTTTTATGTTCATAGCTATTTGTAATTATGTATTATTGTAGTGCATTATCACGCATTACCCGTGCGTTAACATATCACGCAAATAATTTCATATATTTATGGATGTCACCATCATTACCTGCCTAAACAATAGACCTGATGTATCACGCATTGCATTTAATTGTATTGATCGCTTGCGCAGTAAATCATACCATCGCATACAAGTGGTGGCTGCTGTTACTGAAAATGAAGATTACCAATTAAGCAGTGATTACTGTGAGCATGTACTAACAATTGAAAACATACCGGGCAAAAAATGGAATGCTGCTGTATTGCACGCGCATGTATGGACAGATGCTGATTGCTACATGATAATCGGTGATGATGATTGCATCAGTACAACATACTTTGATCAGGCAGTGGAACGTGTAATGTTAGGTGCGCATCACGTTGGATTGAAAAGCAATGTGTTTTATGAACTGCACAGTGGAAAAGCAATGCACCACACATACAAATTTTCAATTGACAAATTGATTGGTGCTGGTCGTATGATTAGCAATGAAGCATTAGAAGCAACAGCATACACATCACACGTTGAAATCACACGTGATTACGATGATGGATACATGCTGCTCAAAAAAGGCGAAAAGAAATGGATGCCTGTTGATGCTGCGCGTTATTTAGTCGGGTATCATTACGCAAAGCTGATTGAAGCAGGTAGATTTGTTGGGCTGTTTCCTGATAATGCAAAGCGATCATTGGATCACACATGCGAAATGCGATTGGCTTTGTCCGGGTATAAACCACACGCCATTGATAATGCTGACAGGCATGATTTGATTGACTTTAAAAGTGAACGCAACATTTGGTCCTATTCCATATTGCAGGATAAATGCAGAGCAGTCAAAGATGGTATTGATCCGTTGTGGTTTCTATCCGATACAGAACGTAAATACGTGGAATCATTCCAAAAAAAATAAGGTGCAGCCATCGCCACACCTTAACACATAAACCAAAAATCAAAGTTCCACACAAACGAGTGACAAAGCTACACAGAAGCAAACAGCTTTTCAATCTCTGCTAAAAATAATTTTTCATTTGTATTGCATTCAGCCATTGATACGTTCACTTCACTAAAGTAACCTTCGATGCTGAATCCGCGCACCTTACCTGCTTTGATATCATTCCACACACTGTCATCTTCAACCTTTGCGCCAATGAACCATGTACCATCAGGCAGTTCATTCATTCCCAATGCAATGCTTTTATCTGCATCACCTTCCTTAATCCATGATTCAACCACAGTAACACCATTCACCGGGTATTTGTGATCAATGTTTGCATTGTGGTGCAGGTTCTTTTGAAAGAATTGATGCGCCACTGATTCAATTGTTGGCTTGCGAAACACAACGTAGTATTCTTCTAACGTGCCTGCATCAACACGCAGTATTTCCTTATCAGGAATCATCGCAGGTCCATAGATCATCCTGCGTTCATCATTGACTGCGGATAATTTAATGTGCTGTAATGCTATCCAATTTTCTTCAATAGCAGGCACATCCACCAAACCCATTGCGACAATGCCTAATCTGCCTGTTTCATCAATGGTGCATTCTACTAACTTTCTTTGTGTTTCCATTTTTGTAATTATAATCTTGCTAAATCCTGTACTTTATTACGTGCTTCCTGTGCACTTGTGACATCACCTGCTAACACGTATGCTGGTGATGGTCCTAATTGCCCCGGTCTATTGTTTATGAACGCGGATGCAAGCGGATTAAATTGTGGCGCACCACCTTCCGCTGCACCGGGTATTGATGGATTAGGTGTGTTATTACCACCACCACCACCTGCATCAAATTTGGTAGCTAATATCTTTGCTATGTTGGCTGCTGATGTAACTGATGCAAATGCAAGTGATGCAATACCCGCAGGATTAGGTAATGCACCAATAGCTACAGGTGCCTGTGCAAGTGATGCCGTAATTGCTTTGCCTGCGTCAATGATTGCACCTGCCAATTGCATCTTCTTATTGAACTTAAACTGCTTCTCTGCTAATTCCTTTGATGCCTTTTCATCACCTTTTAGCTTGCTTTTTCTATTCTCAAAGTACACATCACCTAATGCAGACAATGCACCAAATCCTTGTGATGCTAAATTCAATTGATCCTGTATTCCTTTGATGCGTGCTTGCCTGTCTTCTTCATCCTTTTTGCGCTGTTCATCTCTATACTTATTATCAATGGCTGTGATATCCGCAGTGTATTTTTCTTCAATCTTGCGCTTCAATTCTGCGTTATCACCAGCAGCTAATAAATCAGCTTCGTACTTTAATGTCAATTCAGCTAATTCCTTTTTGATTCCATCCTGCAAAAGTGATACACCCAATTCCTGTTGTTTGCGCTTTTCTTCCGCT